TTTATAGTAAAGATCAATAAACTAATTGATGGTTGACAAAAAAAGAATACCATGATATAAGTATTATACTATATAAAAAATACGATCCTTAAGACTTAAAGAAGAACTAGATAATTAATAACAGTTTAAATAGGCAAATAAATCATGAATCTTAAAGATCGTCTTATTAAAAATAGTACTATTGATCTTACTGCTACACTAACTGATTCTAAAGTTTACAATAAAAAAGATATGATCACTACTCCGATCCCAGGAATCAATATTGCTTTAAGTGGCAAATTAGATGGTGGACTTACACCAGGGCTATTGGTTCTAGCAGCCCCATCAAAGCATTTTAAAACAGCTTTCAGTCTTCTAATGGCTGCTTCATATATCAAAAAGTACCCAGATGGTATTATTTTATTTTATGATTCTGAGTTTGGTACTCCAGAATCTTATTTTACTTCATTTGGTGTTCCATTAGATTCAGTGGTTCATACACCTATTACCGACATTGAACAACTTAAGTTTGATATCATGCAACAACTAAATGAACTTAAGCGTGAAGATAAAGTAATGATTGTAGTAGATTCGGTTGGTAATCTTGCTTCTAAGAAAGAAGTTGATGATGCTCTAAAGGGTTCTTCTGCTGCAGATATGTCTCGTGCAAAACAATTAAAGAGTCTTTTCCGCATGATCACACCTCATCTAACTCTTAAAGATATTCCTATGGTTGTTGTAAATCATACGTATCAAACTCAAGAAATGTATAGTAAGACTATAGTCAGTGGAGGTACGGGAGTATATTATTCAGCAGATAACATTTGGATCATTGGTCGTCAACAAGATAAAGATGATAAGGAACTTAAAGGTTATCACTTTATTATCAATGTTGAAAAATCTAGATTTGTAAAAGAAAAATCTAAGATTCCCATCACAGTAAACTTTGATTCTGGCATTAATAAATGGTCAGGATTCCTTGACTTAGCTCTAGAAGCAGGTTATATTACAAAACCAAAGCAGGGTTGGTATGCAACTTTTAATAAAGAAACTGGTGAACTAGGTCCAAATAAACGTGCTTCAGATATTATTGATAATAATGACTTCTGGAAGACTCTTCTAGACACGACTGATTTTGCTAATTGGATTAAAAATAAATTTAGTTTGTCTCATGGTGAAATGATAGAAGAAGAAAATGAATAACAAAATACTTGATACTTTTTACAGCAAAAATGGTCGAAAACACTCAATTATATTTGATATTAATGAATTCCTTTATATTGAGTTCTATCATGATGATGTATTAATTAGTGGTGTGGAACTAAAAGATCATAATATTTACTATGCCCAATCAGTTGCAGAAAATTTTTGTAATGATATACTTAAAATAGATCCATGGAGGGATAATGAGTCTATCAAATCTGATCTTCACAAATCTTGTAACCAATGAGGAATATGGTAGAAAAGTAATTCCATATCTAAAAGAGGACTATTTTGAGTCTTATTCTGATCGAGTCATCTATAAAACTATCAACTCCTACGTTGAAAAATATAATAAGTTTCCAAATGCTAAAGCTATTGAAGTCGATCTAGACTCTCTCAGTCTAGAAGATCGAGTCTATAAAGAATGTAAGGAAGTTATTTCAGAGATATCAGAAAAAGATGATAGAGACCTGGAATGGCTGCTTGATAAGACTGAAAAGTTTTGTCAAGAGCGTGCAGTCTATAATGCTATCATGTCAAGTATTCAAATCCTAGACAATAAAGATTCAAATAACAATAAAGGATCAATCCCAAAGATCCTACAGGATGCTCTTGGTGTGAGTTTTGATACTCATATCGGGCATGATTTCTTTGATGATTCAGATCCTCGCTTTGAATACTATCATCGTACTGAGGATCGAGTTCCATTTAGACTTGAATATCTAAATAAAATTACTAAGGGTGGTTTTCCAAAAAAGACACTGAACGTTATTCTTGCAGGACCACACGTTGGTAAATCATTATTCATGTGTTCTACCGCCGCTGGTAATCTTCTAGATGGAAAGAATGTTCTTTATATTACCATGGAAATGGCTGAGGAAGAGATTGCTCGCCGTATTGATGCTAATATTCTAGATATTCCAATCGGTGAACTAGACACTATATCTAAAGAACTATTTGATAAAAAGATACTTAGAGCCAGAGGTAAGACTTCTGGTAAACTTATTATCAAAGAATATCCTACTTCAACTGCTGGTTCTGCTAACTTTCGTCATCTACTTCAAGAAATGAAGTTAAAAAAGAACTTTATTCCAGATATCATCTATATCGATTATCTTAATATTTGTTCTAGTTCTAGATTGAAGATGGGTTCTAATGTCAATAGTTATACATATGTAAAAGCTATTGCAGAAGAACTTCGTGGTCTAGCCGTAGAATTTGAAGTGCCAATCGTGTCTGCTACTCAAACAACTCGATCTGGGTTTTCTGATTCTGATATTGATATTACGTCTACATCAGAAAGTTTTGCACTTCCGGCAATTTGTGATAGTATGTTTGCTCTAATTACTTCTGAAGAACTTGAAGGATTAGGTCAAATCATGGTTAAACAGTTGAAGAATCGATATACAGATCTTAATAAGTGTAAACGATTTGTGATCGGTGTGGATAAAATTAAAATGAAACTTTATGATGTTGAGGATTCTGCGCAAGATCTAGTGGATGACACGCCTATAATGGACAAAGGGAACTTTGGTGATCGTGAAAAAGCTATAAATAAGAAGAAATCTAAATTTTCTCTTAACGAGTTTGAAGGATTTAAATAATGAAACTGTATGAAATCAGACATATTGATGATATATTCTATATCTTTGAAACAGCAAGTAAAAATATGATTCATAAGTTTACTGATAAGAATCAAGCTTTAAAATATTGCAAGTTTATGAACCGAGGACAACACGGATTTCAAGGATGGACTCCAGAGTTTATCACTAAATAACAATAATAAAAAATAAAAGACTAAACTCAAGAGTAGATCGAAAGGTCTGCTCTTTTTTAGTTTTATAAATAATAATGAATTTTTTAAAAACTCTATAAGGTTTTTTTCTATATGCTTTCATTTATTCAGTATATATCAGAAGCTAAATTAAATTCTTCTGGTCAAAAATCCGATTATGATTCAAATAAGTATATTAAACCATTTGTAAGTGGTCAACCTGCACATACACACGGATCGCATGAGGTGGATAGAGACATTGGTCACCTGAAGGCCAATGATAAAGTAACATTGCATGCACATAAAGTTATAAATGGAGTTCACCATGTAGTTGTCAGTAAGCCCGGATCATCAAATAGAATAACCATCTCTACAAATAAGATTAAGAAACAATCATTTGTTAAAAATATAGGTTATGAACAAGAAACTAAACTTGTAAACCATCTAAACTCTCATGGTTTAATGAGTGGTACTGGTGCTGGTGCTACAGCTGGTAATGACTTCCATCTTATTGATAAAAGATTAGGTAAAGGTAAACATATTAAAATTGCTGGTTCAGAAGGTATTACTACCACAAAATCTTCAGTAACTGGAGAACACAAATCCAATCTAACAGCAGCTTTTGGACAGATAACTTTAAATAGACACCCTATAACACAAAAATGGCATATTAGTGATAAGGCTAGAGCAAAAAGACCAGAATTTGCAACAGCAGTAGAAAATGCCAGTATTACTGTCAATGGTAAAAAGAAAAAAATAATTGATCATTTAAATTCTTTACAAAAGCCTGGATATAAACCCCCTGTAAGAAGAAAAACAGCTGAAGAAATTATGTCCGATGATCATGATCTAACACCTGCCCATGCTTATATGAGAGATCATCATGTAGATGTGGTACATATAGATTCACACGGTACTTATAGAGCAGGTAAAAGTGAAAAAACAGACAAACATAAATTAGGGCTTCCAAAATTACAAGGTACAGGTAGATTTAGAATAAGAGAAAGAACAGGAAAAGCTAACGCAAGAATGGTCCAATTTAGTATTAGAAAATTAGTGAAGTCACATACTAATATTGGTACTGATGAAGATGCTAAAAAAATTAAAAAAATACTTGGACATCAAAATGATACCATATAATCCTTATATTTTTCTTATTAGCGCCGAATTTAAATCAAAAATAGTTGAAAGTAATAAACATGTTTTCATTTAAACATTTTTCTGTCTTAACAGAGAGCATTAGACAAGGTCTTCCTCATATTTCAACAATGGATCATGAACAATTTAAGAATTTAATTGCAGATAAAAAAGTTCATATTGCTCATGCTACAGAAAAGACCGATGGGTCTACACATGTGTTTGGACACGATCAACATGGATTTTATTCCCAAAGTTCTGGTTCAGGTAATGAAAGAATGCGCTCTAGTAAAGATTATGAAGACAGAGCAATTAGACGTTCAAAAGAAACTGGTAAACCTTTAGATTTAACAGCGGCGCATGCATTTGGTCATGCTCATGATATTCTTCAAAAGAATAAAAAACTACAAAATCATTTAAAGTCTGCAGCTGAAAAAGCTGGTGGTGAAACATCAGTTCGTGGTGAGTTATTTCATAAAGGCTTGTCAAGACCATCAGATACAAAGCACGGTGAAGTTAAGTTTGTTGGTACATCATACGATCCATCCCATATGGGTCATACAGGTAAAATAGTTATACATTCAAAATTACCTGAAAATCAGCAACATGATCCTGAACATTTTAGACACCAATTATCTAATAACCATATTAATTTTGATGATGATAAGATTGAACATAAACCAGCGCACGTTGATGTAAGTGACGAGCATAAAGATTTTCATAATCTAAATCATGAACTTCTTAAAGCCAGAACTACAAAACAAAATAAATCAGAAAAAGAAAATGAGCATGCTAAATTTGATGCTATTAAACAAAGAGTAGCAGCAAAAGTAGATCACCATGTTAGTAAAATGGGCATTTCTCCTAAGTGGGGTTCAGGAACTGAAGGACTTGTAGTGCATCCAAAAGAAGGATCAAGCGCACCAAGATTTAAAGTAACATCAGCTGCTTTTAGAGAATATAAAGCTGATCCTGAAAACAAAGAAAAATTTAAGTTAAGGAACAAATAATATGCTTAAATTTAGTGGATTTGTTAATCTTTTAACTGAAGGTGGCAATATCAAAGTAAAAACTAGTGATGGTAATGAAGTATCAGCTGCGCCATTTAAAATAAAAGATCGTGGTAAACAAACCAACGATATTCATACAGCTTTAAAATCTATACACGATTCATATCATCAAGCTACTGGCGCACATTTATTTGGTAGAAACGCTAAAGCGCTTGAAACTGGTTCAGCTTTTGCAGGATCAACTAAGCATCTCATGAATGGTCATATACCAGACCATGAATTTAAAAAACATAAATCAATGGTTGGTGATGTTGATGCTCAAATACCAATGGAACATAAAGATGCTTTAGCAAAACATCTAAAAGCTGGTGATAGACACGGTCCATATACTGTTGTTGGTGTTAAAAGCATGGAACAGAAACATCGGCTGTAATGAGACATGATAATGGTGAACATCATCAATTTGACTTTGAAGGAACTCATTATAGTGGTAATGAACCACATAAAAATGAAAATTTTCTTCATAGTGCTGATTGGAATGATGCAAAAGCAGGAATTAGTGGTGCTCATCACAAAATATTATTAAATACAGTTGGTTTAGGAAAACACAAATTCTCTATCACTCATGGACTTAGATCAAGAACTGATGAAACTGATCCTGGTACAAAAGATCCGAAAGAAATATCAAAAAAATTATTTGGTAATCATGCTGATCATGATAGTATTCATTCATTTCAAGGTGTAACACATTTAATAAAAAATCATATTCAACCTTCACAACATCAAGAAATATATAATAAGTTTAAAGAAGGTGTTGATAGACTTAAAAAAGATAATAGTAGTGCTTTAAACCATCTCCGTAAACATTTAAATGTAAGTGACTCTATTAAAGAATCTGTTGAAGAAACACACCATACATCTGTGATTCCAATGGTTGGTTTTAGTCCTATTTCACACATGGGGCATGCGCAAGATTTAGGTGGTGCATTAAAAAAACTTCCTGGTACTAAACATGTTGGTATTAGTAAAAAAACAGATGTATTTGATTCAACTGAACGAAAAAATATTATGAATCGTCAATGGGGCAATGTAGGTCACAAAACACATATAGTTAGCGGTGCTGGTGAAACTATTAGACATGCTTATGATTCATTACCAACACATGGTAAAAAAGTCCTTCATATTTTACTTGGTGGTGATAGACAAGAAATGGCTAAAGGTCTAAAATCTTCACTAGAATCTAATAATATAAAAGAAATGGAAGGTCGTAAGTTTGATGAAATTCATGTTCATGCACCAGAAGATTCTAATAGAAATCATGGTATGAGCGGAACAAAAATGAGACAAGCTGCGGCAGATGGAAATGAAGAAGAATTTCATAAACATGTTGGACCCATGTTTAATAAGAAAGAATCAAATGGTATAATGAATAAAGTAAAAGGTGGTATAGAAAGTAAACAAATCAAACTCAAAAGATAAAGTTTACAGATAAGCAACTACGAGATAATATTTTTATAAATATACAAAAATATTGGAGATTTTTATGTTGGTTGAAAAAAGAGGGTTATGGGATAATATTCATGCCAAGCGCAAGAGGATTGCTGCTGGTTCTGGTGAGCGTATGCGTAAACCTGGGTCAACTGGTGCCCCTTCAGCTTCTGATTTAAAAGCTTCGCAGGTTAAGGAAAATGATGCTAAAAAGGATTCAAAAGATCCTTCCAATACGCTAAAAATCTTAAAGAAAGTTGTTAAAGAAGCATTATATGAATGTAATGGTAATTGCACATGCGGAAAGAATCCAAACCCACCAGTAACTGAATCTGAGTATCAAGGAAAACAAGTTTCGCTTGGTAAGCCTATGAAAGGTGATGTTAAGAAATCTAAAGTTTACGTAAAGAATGAAAAAGGTAATGTTGTTAAGGTAAACTTTGGTGATAAAAATCTTTCAATAAAAAAGCATATACCAGCACGTAAACGTTCTTATTGTGCTAGATCATCAGGTCAAGGTAACTTAAGTAAAAGAACAAGTGCTAATTATTGGTCCAGAAAAGCATGGAATTGCTAATATGACAGAACTAGTAGATCAAATGAAAGTTGTGCTAGCTAGCACATTTTCTCTTTATTTAAAAGCTCATAATTTTCACTGGAATATTGAAGGACCTGATTTTGTTCAATATCATGAATATCTAAATGATTTTTATGGTGAACTATGGGGTGCTGTTGATACTATTGCAGAACACATCAGAACATTAAATGCTTATGCGCCAGGTAGTCTTTCCAGATTTTCACAACTATCAGTAATAGATGATCAAATTAATGTTCCTCCAGCATCAAAGATGTTTAAAGAACTAGAACAGAATAATACTAAATTAAAAGATGAATTGGTTAAAGCATATAAATTAGCCGAAGTTGCAGATGAAGTAGGTCTATCAAATTTCCTACAAGACAGAATCGACATTCATTCTAAGCATGGCTGGTTCTTGAAATCAATAGGTAAAGCATAAGCATTAGTGATGTTGAACCAACTTCACCAAACTTAAACTAAGCATGATTACTAAAATCGTAAGAAAAATCATAGAGGAGACACTAGCAAATGTTCAGCGATAAGCAATTTGGACTATCTGGCGGCTTAATTGCTGTCGCAAAAGTTATTATGGAAGCAAAACAAAACGATAAAGTCAAAGATGATATTGATGCAAAGAAAATGAAGGGTGGTAAAACTAAAGTTGATCTAAACCCAGAAACTGATGATAAGTCACATGATTCTGATTATATGAATAAGAAGTCTATGAAAGAAGGTAAAGAACATACCATTCCAAAAACTGAAAAAGAAAAGAAATTAGCTGCTCTTGCTCATCCAAAAGACAAGATTACACACAAAGATATTCTTGTCGGTCGTGGTGTAGTAAAAGAAGATGACCTTGATGAAAAAATTACACCATCAGAACTAAGAGCTCAATTAAAAGCTAAAGCTGCTGCAAATAAGCCTAAAGATGACCTTGATGAAAAAATTAC